CATCCTCATAATTCACCTTGGCTTCGTATGCCATAGTGAGAGCGAGTTCAATCAACTTCATCTTGCTTTCCATACGGTCAACAAGTTCCACGTCAATTATATTGTATTCTACAAACTTTTGCCATCCATTAGTATAGAAGTCCTTAAAAGTATCAAACTCAGAGTGATCTAATTTTTTCTGCCCAAGTTCAACACCAGCAATATAATCCAAACGATAAGATTCCTGTGCCTTATATGTAAACTTCTTATAGAGATCAAGATAATCTAACTGCGTCACACCACCCACATCAAATGTGATATGAGTTCTACCCATAATATGAACTTCGCCTTCACTTACAAGTCCCCAAGGAGAGAACCTCTTCATCAACTTCTCACCAAGAACCCTCTCTAGTCTCCTACAAATATAAGGTATGTCAAAAAACTGTATGTTCCATCCTGTAATCACATCTGGAACATCTTGCATCCAATAGTTTATGAACGATGTAAGTAGTTCATACTCCGTTGGACAATGATGATAAGTTACATTTTTCTGTTTGTTATTAAAAGGTTTACTTCCCCAAGTAATGATCTGCTTAGTAGTATAGTCTTGGATTGTGATTGCCAGAATCTCTTCGACGCACGACTCCACATTAGGGAAACCTTGCTCAGACGTAGTTTCAATATCCAAAGTAACAAGCTTAATTTGAGATATGTCAAACTTGACTTCATCTTCTGGGTATTTCTCTGAGATATATTGATAAATGTATCTGTCATTGCCATAAATCTCAAATCCCTCCACCTCATCATATCTTTTATAGAACTCTCTACAATCTCGTACCGATCCTGGATTAATTGCTTCAACTGCTTCTCCATTCAACGTTTTATATTTAGTCTTCTTCTTTGACTTCACAAATAGAGTCGGAAAGAACTCATCACGATGTTCATACCTTCTACCATTTTCAACTCCACGAACCAAGAATTGGTTTCCGATTAGCTGAACGTTGGTGTAGAATTTCATTCTTTAGTAAGATCTAAGTATTTTTCAAGTAAGGTGGGGGTTGGTTCTACAAGAGTAAGAATCTTATCAGAACTCAGCATGAATATATCATCTTTGGTCACTTTAAGCAACCAAGGTTCGAGAACTAATTCATCCTTAATTATAAAAGGATTAATTAATTTACAATCAGGTTCACCAGGAACTGTTGCTGCTACTTCTTCAATCTCACTAATCAGAAGTTGTTGACTCATCAGAGTCACTACCTTTATTATCTTGGCCATTTCCTACTACATCCTCCAAATACATTTGTTTTAGTTTTTCTTTTGGTTCCACCATTGTTACCACCCAATCAGATGGAACAGGGATATGTGAATCAGCTGAGAGAGGCATCCAAGGAAACATAGAAACCTGAAAAGCAGATTTCTTTTCTGTAGGTTCTTGACCTTCCTTTAGTTTTACTACACATGCCTTATCAAAGAAATATCCAATGACTTTTTTATCTTCGTTTTCTCCTACAATCATTTCTGTAACATCAGCAATGATGTCCTCTCCTGATTTTAAGAGTATCAGTTTAACCGTCATAATCTATATTTACCTCCTTTTATTATAAGAAAAAAAAGAGAGTCTGTCAAGACTCTCTCTTCTTCTCAATTTCTGCATCTACAATGTCTTGCAGTTTCTCAAATTCTCTAACCCGTTCAATATCCATAAGTAATTGAGAGAGTTGAGTAACTACTATAGGTTTTTCATTCGTAGCAGCACATCTAACTGCTGCCCTGAGACTACTCTCTGCTTCTAGTAGATGGTCTTGTGTTTGTTGCGATAAAGCCATAATTAAAGATACTCTTTACGAGCGTGATGTTCTGGTACTATCTTATTTAGTTCCACAGTTAATAATCCATCTTCAAACTTGACGGATCCAACCTTCGTATCATCGGAGACCGTCCAGACTCGTTCAAAACTTCGTTGGGCCAATCCTTTATGGACAAACGTTCCATCATCTTTCGATTCTTCTTTTCTGCCTTCAACATATAGTTTTCCAAACTCCGTATAGACTTTAAGTTCATCTTTCTTGAAGCCCGCCAATGCGATTTCGAGTTTTGATTCATGATTATTTAATTGTACCAAATTATATGGTGGGTAATTTGATTGTGGGAAATCAGAACTAAAGAATCGATCTAGGTAATCGTCCATTCCTATTCCATGCTTTGAAATCTTATCCATCAATTCTGGAAGATTTGCAGCGTGGTATCTTGCTAGTGTGTTCATGGTTCTCCTTTAAAAGCGAGTGTTAATAGTGTACCCTTACGGCGTACACTATTATTTAACCACAAACACTTAAAAAAGTCAGTGTGGAATACCCCAAATTCTTGTACAGTAATCCCTAATAGATCTATCAGAAGAGAAGAAACCAGAACTAGAAATATTCAATAATGACATTCTATTCCATGAATCACGATTTTTCCATGCACTACTTACACGATCTTGTGCATCCAAGTAACTAGAAAAATCAGCAAAGACACAGAAAGGATCATGATACATTAAATTACTTACTAATGGTTCGAATATATCTTTATCTCCCTGACTAAAATGACCACACTTAATAAGGTTCATTACTTCCCATAGTTCTGGACAAACATGTGCTTTAGGATCATATCCATTTTGCCATAGATCTGATATTCCTCTTTCATCATGACCAAATAGGAAGAAGTTTTCTGAACCTACTAATTCACGTATCTCTACGTTAGCACCATCTAATGTACCAATAGTTAAAGCACCATTCATCTGGAACTTCATATTACCAGTACCAGATGCTTCCTTACCAGCAGTAGAGATCTGTTCTGATAGATCAGCAGCAGGATAAACTTTCTCTCCTAACTTAACACTGTAGTTTGGTAGGAATACAACCTTCAACAAATCCTTAGTATCAGGATCATTGTTTACTACTTCTGCAATATTATTAATAAACCTAATTATTAACTTTGCCATATAATATCCTGGTGCTGCTTTACCACCAAAGATTACTGTACGTGGAACAATATGATCTGTCTGACCATTCTTAATTCTTAGGTACTGTGATATTACCCAAAGAGCCATAAGATGCTGTCTCTTATATTCATGTATTCTCTTAACCTGTACATCAAATAAACTAGAAGGATCTACAGTAATACCAAGTTCATCTTGTATATAAACTGCTAACTTATGCTTTCCTAATAATTTTGTCTCTCCAATCTTTCTATTAAGTTCTGGATCGTATTGACTTGCCTCTAATGTATTAAGAGAATCCATATTAGTAACCCAATCATTACCAACATATTCATCAAGAACTTTAGCAAGTGGAGTATTAGAATTTGCTAACCATCTTCTTGGTGTTACACCATTAGTAACATTCGTAAATTTATTAGGCCACAAATCATAAAAATCTGGCATCAATTGAGTCTTAACTAAATCAGAATGCAACTCTGCAACACCATTTACATGATGAGAACCAACAGTAGCAAGATGTGCCATACGAACATACTTATTTCCAGTCTCATCAATAATAGACATCTTCTCTAACATCGCATCATCACCAGGATAATGAAGACGTACTACCTGTAAGAATCTTCTATTAATCTCATAGATAATTTCCAAATGACGAGGAAGTAACTTATCAAATAATCTAAGATCCCACTTCTCTAATGCTTCTGGTAATAGTGTATGGTTTGTATAAGATATTGCTTTAGTTACTATCTCCCATGCACCTTCCCATTCAAAATGATAATCATCAACATACAATCTCATTAATTCTGCAACTGCAATAGCAGGGTGAGTATCGTTTAACTGAATTTGATAATAATCTGGTAACCACTCAACAGGTATTGCTCTATCATTTAAACTTCTAAACATATCTTGAAGAGAAGCACTCACAAAGAAGAACTGTTGTTTTAACCTTAACTCCTTACCTTGATCTGTTCCATCATTAGGATATAGAACTTTAGAAATAGTTTCAGAAGAAACACTCTGTTCTACTGATCCAAGATAGTCACCAATATTAAATGCATAGAAATCAAATGTTTCAGTAGCATCTGCTCTCCACAATCTCAAACGATTACAGTTATTAACTCTATATCCCAATTGAAGAACATCATAAGGTACTGCAATAACTTGTTCTGCAGGAACCCAACGTACTCTATTCTTACCTCTATCAGAAATATAATGCTCTACTCTACCACCAAAACCAACTGTGACTGATTCATCTGGATAGCAAAGTTCCCACGGCCAATCCCCATGCAACCAATTATCTGTTACCTCTATTTGTTGATTATCCTTTATC